CGATCCGGGGACGGGCCAAGTCAGGAGCGGTCTTGATTCTCACCGGCCTGCCGCCAATCATCAACGTACGAGCCAGGGTGCTGATCCCGTGCACCCATTTCCTAACGTCTTGATTTACTTCGAAGCGGCTTTTTTCTTGTGACCCGAAATAGGCCCTGATTGACCCTGCTGGGTCACAACTGGGTCACAGAAAAGCGCCACGGCTTTGTGGCCGGCGTCGGGCACGGCGGAGGTGATCCAGCGGCCATAGACCCGGCTCAGCATGGTCAGGTCGGAGTGGCCAAGCTGGGCGGCGATCCAGGCCGGGTTCTCGCCGGCTGTGAGCATCATCGAGGCGAAGGTGTGGCGCGTCTGGTAGGGGCGGCGGTAGCGGATGCCGGCGCCCTTCAGGGCGGACACCCACGCCAGGCGAATCTTCTGGTCGTTGCTCCAGGCGTCGGCCGTGTGCGGGTTGAGGAAGACCTCCTTGTCGGCCAGCAGCGACCATTGCTTCTGGCGCTCCAGCGCTGCCAGAGATGGCGGCAGCAGGGTGATTTCCCGCGCCCCCTTCTTCGTTTTCGGCGTTTCGGCTTCGTCGGCCGCGCGCGTCCTGGCGCGCATCACGCGCACGGTCTTGCGATGCCAGTCGATGTCGCCCCACGTCACCGCCACCAGTTCAGACGTGCGCATGCCCGTCCAGAAGGCGAACTCGAACAGATTGCGATGCTGCTCATGCCGGCAGGCCGCCAGTACGGCGCGGATCTCGCCGGCGTCGAGTGGATCAACGTCGTCGCCTTCCTTCGGCGGTTCGTGCCGCTCATACGTCCATTCGCCGATCGGGTTAGACGGGATCAGCTCGTCATTGACAGCATCCTGCAGCGCCGAGCGCAGCACCATGATGCGATTGACGATGGTTTTCAGCGTGCAGGTCTGTTTGTCGCACCACTCGCGCACCTGGTAGATCTTCAGATCGAGGAGGGCGATGTTGCCGAACGTGGGCACCAGGGACTTGCGGATGGTGCGATCGTAGTCGGCGCGGGTTGATGCCTTGAATCTGCTTTTGCGCGAATCCAGCCACGCCGGCAGGTATTCCTTCAGGAGGTAGCCGTGTCCCTTGAACTGGGCGAACTGGCGGGCGCGTGGCGACTCGGGGAAGGTGATGCCGTAGTCGAAGGTATCGCGGGCGATCGCGTCGAGGATGGCCGCTCGATGCAGGCCGACGCGCTTTATGTTTGCAGGGGTAGGGGCGAGCTTGACGGTTTCCCGGCAACGGACGCCGCGAAACTCGAAACTGATCTGGATTGACTTGGCCGACCGGATGGTGATTCCATCGGGCAGGCGAGGCCGTTGCCGTTCTCTATCCATTGCTCAACTCCCTTGACGTCGATCAGTATATGCCCGTCAGGTGCGCGCCTCCATTGGCGGCCCTCGATCCAGATGCCGTCGCGGATCTTCGCCCGGATCGCGGCTTCGGTGTAGCCGGATTCCTGAGAAAAGGTGGGGATGAGCTTGTAGCGCATGATCAGGCAGCCCGTTGCCGCCTACGGATCTCGACGGCTTGGCGCTGGGTGATCGCGATCGCACCGGCCTGGATGGCCAGCGCTTTCTTGGCCAGACAGATGTCGTAGTGGTCGCCCTGGTGCCAGCGCCGCGCGCCGCCGATGCGATCGGCCATGGCGTGCAGCTCGGCTTCGGTGTCGGCGAGCATGTGACACATCACCATGCGCCGGTAGCGGGCGGCCATGTTGTCGACGTAGACGCTCACAACAGCCTGCCTTCGTCGTTGAGCGCCTTGGCTTGCTGCATCAGGTCATCGGGCACGTCAAAAAAGCCGAGCTGCCCTTTCCACGGTACGAACGGAAGCAGCTGCGGGTCGCGCAGCACAAATCCAAACCGACCGACGAACCACGGAGAGCTGGACGTCGCGACGCAATCCACGATCTCAACCGACCCGACGATGCCGCCGCGCTCCAACTGCTCAAATGGTGGCAGTGCCCTTGTGATCGGTCCGCCGCTCGCCCACAGTGGATCGTCCCCCGCCTCGTATTCGTCACGCGTCATGCCTTTGGCGGCATGCACCAGGATGCGACCGCGAACCTTCGTCGGCCAGTTCCGGTTCTCAATGTCCTTGCCGGCCCAGAGAATCAGCCAGGCCCACGGCTGTCGTATGCTGAGCGCGATCATGAGAAGTGCTTGTCCCAGATCCGCTCGACGACCTCGACCTGTTTGCTGGTGAGCATGCGGGTATCGCGGCCGGCGACCAGGTAGCGCTCAAGGATGCTGGCGACGAAGCCCTGTTCCCACTCGCTCAGATCCTTGGTGTCGCGTAGGCCATCGAGCTGCTCGATCTTGGTGCCGAGGGAGACGAGGCGGGTCATTGTCCAACTCCTTGTGCGAAATTTTCCTGGGTCGATTTCCCGTTAAGCGAAACTGATGCCGAGGCGACTTGGCCACGGATCGCATCCGGCGCCCAGCGCTGGGTGCCGTCAATGATTTCCTGCAGCATCTCGCCTTCGGTCGTGTCTTCGGCCTCGATCGTCGCTAGCACCAAGGCGGCCCGATCGGCGAACTTGGCCAACTCGGTCAGGTGGTGCCGGAGCATGGCGACCTCGGCCTGCAGCGCGTCGCGCTTGGCCATTTCCTCCTGCCGTGCCTTCTCAATCGTGTTGGTGTTGCGCCAGGCGTAGTCGGCGCGGTCTTTCTCGGCGGCCAGTTCGCGCTGCAGGCGCTCGATCTCGTTAGCCATGCCGGCCTCCAAAAGTCGGCGGTGGCGGCACGGTGACCTGGCCGACCTTGATGCGCCGTGCCACCATACGCAGCCGCAAAGCGGTGCAGAGCGCGTCGTCATGGGCGGATCGGGCTTCGGGCTCGTCTTTCCAATCCGGCTGTTGTGGGTCGAGGTTGTGGCATTTGCGCAGATCTCTCGCGTCGGCCTCGAGTAGCTCGGCGGCATGCTTCAGCGTGGCCATGTCGGCGGCGATCATGGCAGCCGGTACCGGTCGCGACAGCGGGCGCAGGCACCGCCGACCAGGCGGCCGTACCACTCGCCGCACAGGTCGCAGTCGCCTGGCGCGCCGGCGGGCATGTGTTCGGCCTGGTCGCGCGCGGCTTTGATGCGGCGCGCTTCTTCGGTGTCGCGGTTTTCGTTGGCAATATCGACGACGTCCATCACCAGATGTCCCAGGAGTTGAAGGCCGGCCGGCCGCATACCGAACAGGTAGCGGAATGGACCGCGCCCATGCCCGATTCGATTTCCTTGAACGGGCCGCGGTTGTCGCATTCGTGATCCGCCGGCTTGGGCTCGGGCCCGCAGCGGAATTCGGTAATGTGGCCGTCGTCGGCGCGCTTGATGTCACAGCTCATCGAACACCTCCGCGATCGTCCGGTCGACCTGCAATCGGACGGCCAGGATGACCCACGCCAGATTGCCTGCCACCAGCAGGATGCCGGCGGCGAAGCTGAACCACTGGCCGAGCGCCGGGTAGTAGATGAGATTCCACAGGCCCCAGACTGTGAAGAAGGCCACGGTGGGCCAATACACGCCGCGCAGTTCGCGCGCCTGGCGCAGCTCGTGCCAGTTGCGCCAGGTGAAGTAGGCGCCGACCAGCTGAATGCTGCCGTTGATGAGATCGGGCCACATGGTTTATTTCCAGAAGGCCAGACGCAAGCCGTTTCGGGATTCATGACCGGGCTGCGGAATGTCTGGCTTCTTTTGTGCCTCGATAGCGGGGGGTGGCAGCCCTAGAAGCTCAATGACCTTTTCACGCGCCTGTGTCCGTAGCGGTTCCGGTATTTCGGCCCATCTCATGCAGTGCATTCCGTGCAGTGCTTCATAGTCCTTTCCACCGAGCTGAACCCCGATCAGTTTCGCCAGCTTGTCCAGGTCGGAAATGTAGAAATGATCCCCAGTCAGCAGTTTGTGCAGCGTGATGTTTGCTGCTTGCGCCTGGAATTGTGTCAGGTTGTGCATGGTGATCTGCCTCCACTAGAACGGGATGTCGGCTTCGAAGTCGCTGAAGCCGCCCTGGGCGTTGCTGCTATTTGTATTCGCCGCCGGCGTTTGTGCAGGTGTACTTGCACTGCGCAGCGCGCTGCCGCTGCCGGCCGGGCGGCTGCCGAGCATCTTCATGGTGTCGCCGACGATCTCGGTGGTATAGCGGTCCTGGCCGTCCTTGTCTTGCCACTTGCGCGTCTTCAGGCTGCCCTCGATGTAGACCTGCGCGCCTTTCTTCAGGTACTGGCCGGCGATCTCGCCCAGCTTGCGCCAGAGCACCACGCGGTGCCACTCGGTGGCTTCCTTCTTTTCGCCGCTGGTTTTGTCTTTCCACTGGTCGGTGGTGGCCAGGCGCAAGGTGGCAACGGCCTCGCCGTTGGGCGTGTAGCGCATGTCGGGATCGGCACCCAGGTTGCCGATGAGGATGACTTTATTGACGGAGGCCATCAGGCGTTCGCTCCCATCGGAAACGGCCACGGGTCGCGGGGTTTAAGCGGCGCAGCCGCTTCGTTCGCCGGCGAAGCCGGCGCTGGAGTGCTCTTGACCTTGGGTTTCTTCGCCGCCGCCTTCTTCGGGGTTTCGGCGGTCGCCTCGGCAGGCGCAGCCGTCGCGCCTACATCGCCCGCGCGCGCAGCGTTGACAGGGGTAGAAACGGGTTTTGCGGCCTCCGATTTTGCAGTTTGGGGCTGCACTTTCGGTTCGCGCAGTGCCTCGGCATCAATACCGAGACGGGCGGCCTGAGCCAGCAGCAAGCGCGGGGTGGGCTGCTTGTCGTTGTTGAAGGCCCAGGGCAGAACCTTAGTGTCATAGATCAAGACCAGGTCTGCCAGGAACAGCCACAGCGCCAGCATGTCGAGCGTGTTGAAGAAGTCGGCCAGCGCGGGCTGGCAGTCGTCGATGTCGGTATCCTCGGGGATGGTGAAGCCCCATACCTTCATCATGTCCTCGGCGCCGTAGTCGCCGTTCTCCAGCTGTTGCGTGTAGAGCGCCATGACGATCGGGCGCAGATCGTCAGCTGTGAATGTGCCGCCGGCGAAGCGTTCGCCGAGCTTTAGGCGGATGGCCTGAAACAGCGTGCCGCGCCAGGTGTTCTCGGCCTTGGCTTTGGCGTCGCGCTCGGCCTGTTCGCGCTGGTGGTTGCGGTCGGCACGGTCGGTTTTGCCGTCGGGTTGCTTGATGCCGGCCTTCTTCATCGCGATCTCTAGCTGACGGGTATCCACCGCCTCGATAAAGACCTTCTTCTTCGGATCTTCGACCAGCGTGATGGCGGGCGCGGCCTTGCCGAGAATCTCGGCATAGGTGCGGCGGTCCTTGTCGTCGTGACAGACCGCGTCGAGGCGCGCCAGGTTGTGCGCGCGCAGGCTGTAGTCGCCGTTGTAGGTCATGTCTTCGGCGGCTTTGCCGGTGACGACTTCCTTGCCGCTCTGTTCCGCGAGCGCCTTGAGGCGCAAGAAGTTGGCGTTCTTCTTGTCCTGGAAGCAGGGCGGGTCGGTGCAGACGTTTGGACTGCCGACATCAGCGGCGAGCAGCAGGTCGTTGCCGCTGCGCTTGGGGCAGGCATCGCAGCTGCCGGCTTTCTTGACCAGCGCGGCGTCGGCCGTCTTGAAGGTCGCCTCGTCAAGGTCGAGCATGTAATTTTGCTGAATGTGCTCGGCGGCGCGGCGGGTGGACATGACTTCCTTTTGCCAGTCCGGCTTGGTGATTTCGGTGGCGGCTTTCATTTGCAGCGTACTGCCGGGGATGCGCGCGATCAGCAGTGCGGTGCTGGCGGTGAGCTTGCCCTCGAAGAACAGATCCCGTGCGGCCGGTACCAGGGCGAGCAGCTTGAGGCGGCCATAGATGTAGGCGCGGCTCTTGCCGACCTTGTCGCCCAGGGTGTCGGCGGTGTAGTCGTGAAACTTCAGCAGGCGCTCATAGCCTTCGGCTTCTTCCAGCGGGTGGACGTCTTCACGCTGCAGGTTCTCGATGACTTGCAGTTCCAGCACCTGCTTGTCGGTCAGATCGCGGACGATGACCGGCACGGTGGCCACGCCGGCCATCTGGCTGGCCCGCCATCGACGTTCTCCACAGGCGATTTCATGGGCGTCCATGTCGTTCAAGTCGCCGAAGTTCTTTCCCTTTGGCACGGTCATGCCGACCTGCCACTTGCGCACCAGGATCGGCTGAATCACGCCGTGTTCCTTGATGCTCTCGGCCAGCTCGGCGAGCTTGGCTGGGTCGAAGTGCTTGCGCGGATTCGTGGGTGATGGCAGCAGGCTGGACGGCGGCAGCAGCACGGTCGCGGGGAGTGTTTCGGGGGCATTCATGGGCGTACTCCTTGTGGGTGGGTGCGGTAGGTCTTAGTGATGTCGCCGGCGATCGTGTGACCGCGATGGCGGAGCAGGTTGGCCAGCCGGGCGCGATCGGCGTGGCTGTGGCTGGTTTGCCGCAGCAAGCCGAAGTAGCTGTTGGCGGTCTGGAATAGATCCTCGGCCGGCATCGTGGCGACACGGCGCAGGGCGTCGTGATAGGTGCGGCGGCGCAGGGTGCGATGCCAGGGGCGGAGCACCTGGCCGACGAAATCAATGCCGCGCTCGATGGGCTGGAGGATGGTCTTGCGCGGGTTGAGGGTCAGGTGCAGGTGCGCCGGCAGCCAGGCCTCGATGTCGGCGCGGACCTGGTTGAGCCAGTCGGACGATTCGTGCAGCAGCACCATGTCGTCGACGTAGCGGATGTAGTGGCGCGCGCGCAGATCGTGCTTGACGTGCTGGTCGAGAGCGTCGAGCAGGACGTTGGCAAAGAACTGGCTGGAGAGGTTGCCGATCGGCAGGCCGTGGTGCGCGTCCTGGTTGAACAGGCTCTTGTGTGCGGGGACGCGCAGGAACTGCTCGGGGCGGCCCTGGGTGACGACGTTCTGGCGTGGGTCGTGGAAGAGGATGTCCAGGGCGAGCTGTCGCCACCATGGCTCGCTGATGCGTTTGGTCAGTTGCGCGGCGACGATGCGCTTGTCGATGCTGACGAAGAAGTTGGCGAGATCGAGCTTGAGGTAGTGGCCGGCGCGGCGCCAGTTCTGCGTCTGGCGGCGGACCTTGGTTTCCAGCCGCCGGGCGGCGTAGAGCGTGCCACGGCCGGGGATGCAGGCGCAGGAATCGGCGATGAAGCTGGCCTCGAAGCGCGGGCCGATCTTGCGGTAGAGCAGGTGGTGCACGATGCGGTCGCGGAACTGGGCGGCCCATACTTCGCGCACCTTGGGCCGGGTGATGACAAAGCAGATCGAGGGGCCGGGCCGATAGGTGCCGGCCTGCAGCTCGTCGTGCAGCGTGGCGAGGTTGTATTCGAGCTGCTGTTCGAAGGCCAGCGCGCTGGCGCTGTTGCGTTTGGTGCGGCGGCAGTCGAGGTAGGCTTCGACCAGGTCGCCGAAAGAAAACTCGGCCGGGTGGCGGGGATCATCTGCGGACGGCCCTGGCGCGGCAGTGGTTGTTGACGTTGTTGTTGTTCTGGTTGCCGTTGTTGAAGTTCTGATACCAGGCGTAACGCGCGTCGGAGGCGTCGGTGTCGCGCTATCGATGTCGCCCTGCCGGTCGCCCGGCGGGGAAACGGCGCCGGACCGGCCCGGCGCGCTGCCGGCGGTATCCGCGATGCGCATGGCGGTGCCCTTGTGGGGCAGCGGCGCGACCAGATTGATCATTCGCACAGGCATGATGGCCTTGACCGTCATGCAGCGGGCGCTGCGGAACTGCGGCGCCACCCGTTGGCCTGCTTGCCGATGCTCTGGGTCAGCTCGATCGCGCGGGCGTATTGCCCGGTGGCGATGAGCCGCTTGTCGCGCGAAAGGCGCAACAGCAGCTCGGCCACCTGCAGGCGCTCGATGAGTTCGCTCAGGTGGGTCGCCTTCTCCCGCGCGCAGTTGGCGCGGAAGATGAGCACGACGATCTCGACGCACTCGGTACTGATCTTGCCGCCGATCGACTGCTTGAAGTCGCGCGGCATGTTCTTGACGAGATCGGTCACGATGTCGAGGAGGTCGTAGGCAACCTTGTAAATCGGCAGTTGCGTGTGCAGGGCCATGTCGAGAAAAGAAAAGGACTGAATTACTCAATAATCAATCTGCGGACGGCCCTGGCGCGGCAGTGGTTGCCGACGTAGTTGCCGCTCTGGCCGCCGTAGCCGAAGTACTGAAACCAGGCGTAACGCGCGTCGGAGGCGTTAGGCTCGCCAGACCAGTACCAGTCGGTATGGAAGGCTTCCTTGGCATTGGCGAACAGGACACGCTGCTCGCGGCGCGTGGGCAAGTCGCCGCCTTGTTTTTTGGCCCATTTCTGCGCCTCGGCGAAGGTGACTTTCTCGGCCTCGCCGGGAATGATGAAGAGGTGATGATCGGGTGCACCGTCCTTGCCGAGAATGAGCCCGGCATAGACTTCGTCCGGCTTTAGGTTGTCGCGCAGCCATTGCGCCTTGTAGCTCTTGGTGGTCATCGGTCGCTCCTGAAAATGACTAAAGGATTAAATGGGCAATCTGCGGACGGCCCTGGCGCGGCAGCGGTCGTCGACGCTGCGGTCGTGCTGGAAGCCGTAGTAGAAGTACTGACACCAGGCGTAACGCGCGTCGGAGGCGTGAGGCTCGCCGGACCAATACCAGTCGGTCTGGAAGTGCGGCTTGCAGTTGGCGAACAGCAGCGACTGCTCGCGGCGGGTGGGCAGTTCGCCGTTGATGCTCTTCGCCCATTCCATGGCGGCCTGCCATTCGGCGTCGTCGTGATCGGCCGGCAGCAGCACCAGGTGATGGGCGGGGGTGCCGTCGTCGTTAAGGATCAGGCCGGCGTAGTGTTCGCCGTCGGCGAGGGTGATCTGTGCGGCGTGAATGTCGATGGTGCGGTCGGGCATGGTGTTCTCCAGGGTGTGGTGGGTGGGTCAGAAGGGATTCCAGATGCCTTGCGAGCCGATCAGGAAGTGGCCGAGGCGCTTGCATTGATTCGGCTGCAGCTCGATGACGCCTTCGTCGGTGCCGATGACCAGTACGCCGGTGGCGTCGATCGTGATGGTGACGTCGCCCGCCGAAGCCTTCGGCGCCGCGGGCTCTTTTTTCAGCGTCGCGCGCGCGTCGGGCTTCGGCGTTGCCTGGGCAGCAACGGCCGGCGCGGCCTGCGGAGGTGTCAGGGTGCCGGCTGCCGGTGTTGTCGTGCCCACCGCCGGCTGGGGTGTTGGTTTGCTCAGGAATACGGGGGTGGCCGTCTCGGCGGTGCGCGGGGCAAGGGTGCCGGTGGCGACCTCGGCGCCGGGCACTCGGCGGGCCGCCGGCAGACTGCAGGCGAGGTCGTTGCGCTTGGTGTTCAGCGGTTTGAATTCGGGGGGGGGCACGCCCACGCCCTGGCGGTATTCGTTTTGCATCACGCCGCCGGGGGTGGTGATTTTGCAGACCACGACGCGCCCCCTGGCGACGGCGCTGGCGAGCAGCGCGGTGATGCTCTTGGCGGGTACGCCGGTGGCCTCGGCCAGCGCGGGCGAGCGGATGCCGACCGGGTTGCCGAACCTATCATTACCCAGCCCGTCGATGACCTTGAGCAGCTTGTCGGTCAGGGTGACGTGCTGCACGCGGCCGGCGCCGGCCGGGGGCTGGTTCGACAGGCGCATCACTGGGGCACCTCCATCACGGCGGAGGAGACGATGACCGGCGTCATGCCGCGCACGTTGCGGCTGTAGATGCGGCAGCGCATCTGGATGCCGTCGCTGACGATGACGGCGGAATCGCCGGCGCGGGTGGGCATGCAGGCGTCTACCACCCAGCGCTGATACGCCAGGCGCTCTTCGGTGTGGCGCTCCAGCAGATCGATGGCGCCGTAGACGCCAATCAGGCAGACGACGATCATCAGCGCGGCGAGGGTGGGCTTCATGCTGCCTCCCGCTCGCCGATGTGCACGGTGCCGCGGTCGGGCGCGGCGATCTTGACGCGCAGCGGGATTTTGCGCCAGCCGGGCGGGATGATCGGCGACACCTTGACCTCGTAGCCGTCGCTGATCAGGTGCATGTGGGCGTCCTGGGCGATCTGGTAGGCGTCGAGCAGGGTCAGGCCCGGTGTCAGGTGGATCTGGGCAGTGGGCATCATGCTGTCTCCGGTTCGCGGTAGAGCGGGGTCGGCTCGACGGGGCGCTCGCAGCGGTAGAGGTCGCAGATGCTGGCGGCGGGTTTGATTCGCCGGATGGTGACGACGCCGTCGTCGTCGGTCTCGAAGGTCAGCACGGAACCGTGGTCGGCGAGCGATTCCGGCAAGTGACCGTAGTGGGCCTGAAGGGCGTCGAGCAGGGCGTGCTGCGCCGTGCGCAGACGTTCGCGCGCTTCGGATTCATCGTTACGTGCGGCGGCGGCCGTTTCCGCAGCGGCATCCAGGTAATAGAGGGCTGTGGTGTAGGCGTCCAGTGCCTGGTGGGCGTCGCTGTAGATGATCTTGGTGCCGTCGCTGGCGATGCTGGTTTTTTCCATGGTGCCTCCGGTGGGTGGGGTGTGGTCAGTGGAATCGGGCGAGCTTGGCGACGTAGGCGCGCACGCCTTCGGGGCTGCCGCGCTTGCCAAGGAAGGTCTTGCGGCCATCGGGCAGCTTGCGATAGACGATGTAGCTGGTCTTGCCGGGCTCGATGGTCTTTTCGAAGAGAATCAGCCCGTGATCGCGGGCGATCTGGCGGGCTTCGACGAGCTGCTGGTGGGGGCTGTGGCGCGTCATGGCCACACCATGAACGCCAGCACGGCGATGGCGACCACGACGGCGATCAGCGTCAGCGAGCCGAGGGCGGCGATGCAGGTCAGGTCGAGCAGGTCGAGTTCATAGGCGTCGTCGGGTTCGGCGGCTACGGGTGCATTCATGGTTTTCTCCCGGTGGTTGAACATGCCCGGATGGGCGACGGGAGAAAGGCTAAACCCAAAAACGGGTTTTGTCAAACCCATAAACGGGTTTTCGTGGCATTATCGATTGCACGCCAAAAGTCGGCGCACGATACGGCGAATTCCCGCCGATCGATTACCCTATGACATCAAGGAGAATGTGATGGACCGTCTCGATTACATTGAAAGCGAAGCCAGGGCGAATGCGGCGTTTCACATTGCTGGGGCCGAGGTGCTGCAAAAAGAGTCGAACACGTTGTTGAACGTGCTGCTGGCGGCGCAAGGTGGTGGAATTGGCCTGCTGGCCGCATTGCTTCAGCGCGAAACGCTGCTGGTATGGCAGATGGGGGCGCTATTGGCGGGGGTCGCCTATTTGTTCGTCGTGTCGCTAGTGGTGGTGATGCGATGTCTCTGGGCGCGCGACCTTTATCCGCCAGCAAATGAACCGGGCAACATGCAGGTCGACGGGGTTGGTCTGCTCGATGATCTGCGCCGCGCGCAATTGAAGACTGCGCAAGACATGATCGACTTGAATCGGCGGCGAAACGAATCGGTCGCCTGGTGGCTCAACCGATCACGATTGGCTGCTGCTGCTGTGGTGCCCGTGGTTATGGGCGTGGCTTTTGTCCTTTATTGTCTGGTTCCTGATCACGTTTCCCTGGTGTTGGAAGGGGTAGTTTTTCGTCGGTGGTCATGATGGTCGTTTCGTGGGAAGGCACAGACGCGCCTCACGGCGCGTTTTTTCCTTATGGTCAGCGACTGTCAACCACTGCATGTTAGCGGGTAGATCGTCGCCCTTGCATTTCAGTGGGACAATGTGATCGATCTCCCACCCAGGGCATGGGCCGCGCTTCTTTGCTGTCGCCGGGCAGGGGTTGGAGCGTTTGAACTCGGCCTTGGCGGCGTAGCTTCTGGGAAGTGACCACGCCGACGATGTGCCGATCAAAAGTGCCAGCGCGGCAATAGTGACGAGGCTGATGGCCAATTGTTCTATTGATACTCGGCGGGTATCGGTGGCGCCTTGGTTACCTTGCCGTCTTTGAAGGTAATGGTCAGGGTGCGGGAACCGGAAAAACTGCTGACGTATACCCAGACGTAGATCAATGAGTCGCCGTGGGAACTTACGCTGTTGGGTGCGCCGACCAGGGCGGTAACTTCTTTGGTGGTCATGCCCTCCGTGATTTTGCGGGCATCGTCCCATTTGAACGGGGTTCCAGCGCAGGCGGCTAGGGCTGCAAAGACAAACGCGAAAATGAGTTGCTTCATCGGACTATGTCTTTCGTTTAATTGTCATTGAACAATGACGCCTGTATTGTTCTACTGCGCCATTCCGCCATGGAGATCACGCAGCCTGTTTCCTTGTAGTTGCACGGACTGCTGTTGGTTTTGCAGCTTTTAGCTCTTTGATGAGCATTTGATATGGCTGAAGATTGAACGCTACGGCAATGGCTTCCACGGTGTCGAGAGTCGGTGCATATTCCGTCGATAACACGCGTTGTATCGTGGAAAGCGTGACCCCTGCATCGCCAGCAAGTGCCTTGGGTTTGTTGGGCGATTCGTGATATTTCACGGCCATGAGTCGCCGCACGTTATCAGCGAACACGCATTTTGCTTCGCCAGCAACTTTTGTTTTCTTTCCAGTCATGTGGTTAGGGTATTAAAACCACGGACCCATGTATGGGTTGCATAAACCCATAGTTGGGTTTATGCTTTAGCCCATGACGAGCCAACCAATCCACGACTATGTAGTACAGCAGCTCAACCTCAAAAAGGGACATTGGACTGAGGTGGCGCGGGAATCCGGTATTCCTAAGCGAACTCTTGAAAAGATCGCGCGTCTGGAAATCAGCAATCCAGGTGTTCGGCACATTCAGCGATTGGCTGACTACTTCCGAAAAGTCGGTGCTGGCGACACGGCGCTCGAACCCCACCAGGAGGCAGCTTGATATGACCACCATCATTCTCCACGGATGCCAGGGCGCCGGTAAATCGAAGGTCGCCGCCTCGCTGGCGCGCCGACTCGGTTGCACATCCGTGCTCGATGAGTGGGATGGCGTCCAGCCGATTCCACGGGGTGCGCTGGCAATGACGAATCTGCGCCCAGGCACTTTTCGAGTGCCATTGGGTGCGTCCGCGCTCGGCTTCCACCAGGCGCTGGAGAGATTCTGACGTGTCAGGGGTGCGCTTCGACTTTCAGCTTGGCCATGATCGCCAACTTGGCGAGATAGGCGTCCATGTTGGACGCACTCTTCGTCGGCACGCGCCCGTCGTTGTAAAGAAAGATCACGTCCAGGTCTTCCTTCGCCTCCCAGGAAAGCTTCCGGGCGGTGGCTTTGGTGATCTTGATTCTCGCGGCGGTCGGGTGGGTGTCGTAATCCACCCAGTCGCGTGTCTGAATTCCGAGCGGCTTGTAGCTTCGATTGAGAACGATGTATCGCCCGTCCTTGAGTCGATGAAGGCAGTAGGGCATGAACGCCCAGCGGAATTCGATAGTCAGCATGGGGGCTCCTTTCAATGAGCAATGACGTGTGGAAACTGAATTGTCGCATGTCAGGGGCCTCCGCCTTCTCCTCCTCCCCGGCACCTGCCGGGGTTGCGTGCTGGTGGTGTGTTACCGCACCACCAGCATATTTTTTTGTTCCGTTTTTGGCTGTACCTACGAGTACCTAAATTAGGTACAGGGAGGTAATGCGATGCAAAGCGCCCTGTTTCACGAGCGAATCGAGGATGCGATTGACGAGGTGGTCCGCCAGTGCGGTGGACGTAAGAAGCTGGCCTGCGAGATGTGGCCGGACAAGCCGCCGCGCGAGGCACACAACCTGATGGATGCCTGCCTGAATCCGGAGCGCCGTGAGCGGTTCTCGCCTTCGCAGATGATTTACATCGCCCGCCGCGGTAGCGAAGCGGGGTGTCATGCCTTGATGAACTATTTCGCCAGCGAATGCGGCTATGAAGTGAAGCCGATCACCAAAGCGGAGGAAGTCGACCGCCTCACCAGCGTAGTCGAGCAGAGCACCAAGACGCTGGCCTCGGCGCTGGCGACCCTCGAGCGCCTGCAGCGCGCCGCGTGATGCCGGTTCGCCGCATCATGGCTACCCAGCACTGCGCTTCGCAGGACGGCCTCAAGCAAACCCGCGTCATGCTCGATCGGCCACCCGTAGCGGTGGTGTCCGATGTCGAGGCCATCATGGGGCTGTGGTGGTTGCGCTCCGGCGGTTACCCGGTCGGGCGGGTGTTCGGGACGTTTCTTCTCGGCTAGCCGATGAGCGATCCGCACGCCTTGCCGTGGGCCGATCTGGCCGCCTACCGTGCCGAGCACGCCCAGCGCAATCCAATTCCGGATGTGGAGCAGGTGGTCGCGGAGCTGGCGCCGCGCAAGCAGTGGTTGATCTGGCGCTATGAGCCGGGCGAGACCCCGGAAAAGAAGCCGCGCAAGATGCCGTACTACGCCAACGGGTCGATCCGGCACGGGGGCCAGGGGTCGGATGCGGATCGCCTGGCGTTGGCGAATTACACAACCGCCGCTGCGGCGGCATTGAAGCGCGGCTTCGACGGTGTCGGCTTCGCCTTTCTGCCCGGCGATGGTTTGATCGGCATCGATCTCGACGGCATGATCGATCCGGACTCGGGCGAGATTTCCGAGCGTTGCGAACAGATCATCAAGGCCTGCGACAGCTATACCGAGCTGTCACCCAGCGGCAAGGGCGTGCATATCATCTGCACCAGCGAGCCGGAGACCTTCAAGAGCAACAAGGTCGGAATCGAGGTCTTTGCCGGCCGGCAGTATTTCACTTTCACAGGCAAGCTCTGGCCGGGATCGCCGGGCGAGGTCCGGCCTCTGAGCGAGACGGCATTGCGCCGACTGCGCGCGACGGTACGGGGCAGCAAGGCGCCGTCGGGGCCGGGGGCGCCGCTGACGCCGTTGGCGCCCACGGCTCCCTCGGCGTCGGCCGGAGCGCGCGCCGGCCGGCAGCGCAGCGTGGCAGAAAACGTGGCGCTGGCCGAAGAGGCGCTGGCGCATCTGGATGCCAGCGATTACCAGCAATGGATCGACATCGGGCTGGCGTGCAAGGCCGGGTTGGGCACGCCGGCCGGTTACCTGGTGTGGGATGCCTGGTCGGCGCGAAGCGAGAAATACGCCGGCAGCCAGGATACCCAAAAGCGCTGGGAAGGCTTCGCGCCGACGCAGCTGACGCTCGGCACGATCTTCGGCCTGGCCGAGGCGTCCGGCTGGGTGTCGCCCTGGGCGAAGGCGCGAGCGAAGAAGACCCGGCTGCGCAAGGGCGGTGATTCGCCGCCGGATGTGGGATCGCCGCCGCATATCCCTGCTGATGCTGATGGGGCGGGCGGGGGCTTGCCCCCCTCTGAAGCTCCCGCGGGGGGGATGGGTGAGCCGCCCGATGACGATTGGCCGCGCGACTTGCTGAAAAAGAAAGGCGATGTCTCGCCCTGCCTGGCGAATGCCGAGCTGATCCTGTCGCACATGCAGGAATGGCAGGACGTCATCGGCTATGACGAGTTCGCGGAGCGCACGGTATTCCGATCGCGGGTGCCCTGCGATCGGACCAGCCCCGAGACTGGCGACTGGTCCGATCACCTCGACGATATGACAACGATCTGGCTGCAGCGCAAGTGGGGCGTCGAATTCTCGACCAACATCGTGGGCAAGGCCGTCGAGGTTCTGGCGCGCGGCCGGCGCTTTCATCCTGTGCGCGAAGCGCTGGAAGGGCTCAAGCCCTGGGATGGCACGCGCCGCAACACCGAATGGCTGACCGATTACCTGGGCGTCGAGCGCACCGAATATACCGCGCTGGTCGGCGCGTTCTTCCTCCGCGGCATGATCAAGCGCGTGATGGAACCGGGCTGCAAGTTCGACTATTGCCTGGTGCTCGAAGGGCCGCAGGGCAAGGGCAAATCCACCGTCGCGCGCATTTTGTCCTGGCACTGGTTCTGCGATACCGACCTGGACCTGAACAACAAGGATTCGCTGCTGGCCTTGCCGGGGCATTGGGTCTATGAAATCGCGGAGCTTGGGTCGCTGATGAAGGCCGAAGAGCGCAAACAGAAGAGCTTCCTCTCGCGGCAGGAGGATGAGTACCGGCCGCCCTACGGCAAGCGCCTGGTCAAAGTGCCGCGCCAGTCGGTGTTCATCGGTACCACGAACGAGGAGGAATACCTCAAGGACGCGACCGGCGGGCGCCGGTTCTGGCCGGTGATGTGCGGCGAGATGAACCTGGATGGCCTGCGCGATTCGCTGGAGCAGATGTTTGCTGAGGCGCTGGCGGACTACCGGGCCGGCGAGCGATGTTGGCCCTCCGCTGCGGAGCAGGACGCGCTCTTCACCCCGGAACAGGCGCTGCGGGGCATGCCGGAGCCCTATGAAGACATCCTGTACCAGTGGCTGGACAAGCAGTTGTCGCCGTTCTCGATGGCGGATGCGGCGCTCGATGGCCTGAAGCTGACGCCGGACAAGCTGACGCCGGCGCTGGTAACGCGCCTGGGCATCGCGTTGCGCAAGCTCGGTTGCGGTAGAAAAGAGGACCGCAATGCGGAAGACCCGGGCAAGAGGCGGATGTACCTGACGCCCGCCCTGCTCAAGGCCGATATGCGCGGAACCCCTGCTGCCGTGCCTTCCAGGCCTGCGGCACCGAGTGTTGGAGGCGTCGATGCGCCCTTCTGACGCTCTCGGCAGGGTTCCCA